AACAGCCACGATAGCTGCGTCGTCATTGCCTTCGATGACTGGCGACAAGTACTCGTTGTAGAGCATGTTGTACTTCTCTGAGTTCGCGAGTGCCAGTTCGTCTGCTGCATGTGCGTCTCGGATCGCTTGGTAGTCGGCGTCAACGTTTGGCTGGCCGCCTGCGAGAGCGATAACTTCTCCGATCAGGTCTTCACTAATGGATCCAGCGACCAGCAAACCGCCCAACAGGTCGTCCATCTTGCCAGCCCAAGGCTGCTCCGTGGTGTCGATGACAGTGCTTCGCGGCTGGTTGAGGTGAGTGAACAACTCATCCAAGCCTTCACTCAGCTCTGGGACAGCGTTGAGCAGCATTAGGTCAACCAGCGGTCCCTCCCATGCACCGGTGACGCTGTTTCGTCTGGCGTATCCGCCCCATTTCAGCAGGTTCTCAAGGTCGCCGCATGGAATGGGTGTGCGTGTGATTGAACCGTAGTAGGCTGCCGCCTCATCGTTGGTCATGTCTTTGATGTCGTCGTATTTCATTTCTTAATCTCTCGTGCTGCCGGGTGGATTGAATACATTGCTTTCCAGAGTTCTTCTCTGTCTTGCTCACAATCTGTTAGCTTCGCATAAACAGCCTTGTGGTTGTCGCTCACCTGCTTCCAAAGGAAGGTTATGACTCCTGCAAGGGCCGAGATGGCCCCCAGCAGGATTGTTGTTTCAACGCCTATTTGCATCTCGGAGGTCTTTCATTTTCAATTTGAGGATTCTGAAAAAGCTACTCTTGCTTGAGAAGCCAGTCCACGAGGCTGGCTTTCCGTCGATCCACACTGTGAACGTTGGGGCGAGACTGCCGCTCTCAACCTTAACTACTTTCCATCCCTTTGATTCCAGTTCTCTAATTGCACCGGAATTTTTGAATTTGATACAAGGCGCGCAATTCGGCATTGTGAAGTATTCAATGATTCCATTCTTGACGGGCTCAGGCTCTACTTTTGCCTCATCTACAACAATAGGTTCAGCGACAGCTCTTTCGCTGGTTACGAACCAAGTGAGCGAGGCGACCAGCAAGTTGCTTGCCAATAAAAACGCAAGTGTAAATCTCATCTTAAATTCTCCGTGGTTTGATAGTTTTAATTACGACCGCTTCCGTGGGGTTCGCCCTTTCTCCGAGCATCACCCCGTAACCTTCTTCCCCCCAAGTAGTGTCCCAGCTATTGGCGAACACAATGCCCCATTGGCCGTTATATCTTACGCCCTGCAAGCCAAGAACCAAGTGACCCCAGTGGGAGTATCCCAGAGTCACTGGTGAACTATTGTATGGGCAAAGCAACGCCGACATAACCGCATCGAAGTCGTATGCCGCAAGCACTTCGTACTGAATGACGTTGTGCTTCGACGAGCTGTCAATCACGTCTTTGTTCGACGGGAGTTCGCGGTCGAACGAACAGTTCGGCCAGACGTCTTGAGTTGGGATTCCATACTCTCGTATGTACCCGACAGCCTCCTCGCCCCACCCTCCAACGTTTGCAAACCCCTTGCCTTGACAGGCGGGCCCAGCGGGCGAAAGCAGTGGAGCAACGCCATCCATGCTTGCGTACCTGTTCATTACGCCACCAACAGGACCGAACATCCAGCAAAAATTTGTCTGCTTTTGTGTCATGATCGGAACACCGTAGTCAATATGAATATGATACGGGCTTGTTCTGTGCTTCTCCTGCATAGCCATCAGCTCAGGCCAGTCCGAGCGAGGATATATTGGACCTGACGCTCCGATTGATCTCAAAACAAGACTCTCACCAGCGCGGAAGCCTGTTGTCTGGTCGCTTGGAGTCTCGGGGAAGTCGAAAAGGACATTGTTGGCAAGCCTGCCAATGTTTGACTCAAATGACATTACGCTTCTCTCCTGATAACATTCAACATTAAGTCCACGTCGGCGGGGACTTTGTGGACTCGCACAACATGGTCTTTACTCACAGTCATCAGGCCGTACTGACCTTCCAGCTCAAGCATTTCCTTCATTTCGACAAACTGCTCGCTCTTTGCCGTAAGGTCATCAGACGAATAAACCTTAATGAAGTCCAGACCGAGTTCGTCACAAAGCTGCTTAACCTTGGTGCTGTTTATTGCGTTCGCCTGCGATCTCGTGATCCCTTGTGGGTGAATCTCCGTGAGGATCATCATGGCGGGCTCCCAGTCCTGCCTGCGCTTCGCGGGAAGCCACTCAGAAAGCTCGTCACGCTTGATGTACGCAACGGTTCCTGCTGCCCCTCCGAGCATAAAAATCGAAGCAAGCGATTGCATTGCTTCGCGTCTGTTTTGCTTGCTCATTCTGCCGACCTCAGTGGGCAGTCCTTGCACTCGCAAGCCTTTTCTTTCTCGTCATCGAACTCAAAGAGATCGACGCCCTTGCTCTCAAGGTACTTGTCGAACAGTCGCAGTACCTTCACAAAGAATGGCGTTACCGCCTTGGATAAAAATGTGAGGAATGTAAGTGCCAGACCACCAATAAAACAGACAGAATCCACAAGCAGGGGAACAATATCAAGTAGAATATTTGATACACTTCCATAACCTCCACGGTAGCCACGATCTGAGAACAGGTCTGCAATGTTGTAGAAAAATCCTGTTTGATGAATCCTATAAATAGCATACATCACGATAAGCCCCACAACAAACCTAATTGTGTCAGAAAATTTATTTTTCATCTTTTTTTTGCCTCCGAGAAGATTGATGGAACGTCACAACCAAAAAGATTTTCTTCAATCCACTGGTCAACGTAACGCATAGCTAGTTTAATTGCGATAGAAAGCAGGATGCTTGTGATTATCCCTGTCCCAAACCCTTCCTTGAGGTCTTCACGGATGCCTTTTTCGATGACCAAACGGCGTGACTTTATGGCAGACTGCATCAATTGCGAAACAGGCTCCCGCTTCGAGATTGCTTGGATGTCGGCTGTATTCCAGCGGTATTGATTGCGGGCAATGTCGCGGATTGTGACCCGCTGCTTTCTGTTCAATAGCATGTTTTTTTCCTTTTAACCTTGAAGCCGGGACTGCTCAGGACTTCTCCACTATTGCAGCCCCGGCCCAAGACCGGAGAGATTGTTTTAAGGCGTCCACGATTTTTGCGGTCATGACGACCTAGAGAGGCAAAAATGTATCGTGCCGGTGTCGATTCACCGGAGCATTTGGCAGCAACTAGTAAGTGCTAGCTCTGCCGCGACACCCGCGAGGGTCAAGGCCGACACAGCCCTCGCTTTTCACTACTTTCCTCGCCCTTGCTCAGTAGAACCTCAACAAGAAGTTCGTCAAAATCTCCAGCAAAACCTTTCATCTTAGCCTCCATTATACCCTAAATAGCCTGCGAACAGCAAAACATTCCCCTAGAATGGCGGCTCGACCTCTGGTAGCTCGACAAATGGGGGTTTTTTGAGATTGGATGGAAGCTTGACTTCCCAAAACTTTCCCCTCTGCTTCACCATAATCTCAGGTGGAAGGGCGAGTGCCCCGGCATCTGCTAGCTTAACAGCCTCGAAAGTAGACCCCGGGAAGTGATTGAGACTGAGCTGTGACCAAGTGTTCTTGGCAACCACGGTGGCCTTGCCACCATGCTCGATGCAGCACCAAATTGAGTATTCTGCAGAAAACATCTCGCCATCCTTCTTTTTTGCCTTGTAAACGATCCTGAGGGAATCTGGCTTGTCTTCCTTCCTGTGTGTGAAGTATTTGACGTCCTCTACCTCGACCTTCATCCATCCGTTATTTGGGCCAGCGGTGGCGTTCATCACACTGTTCACGGAATCTGCTTTTGACTCAACGTTCGTCTCTGGCAACGGGAAAATGAAGCCACAAGAACACTCTCTTGTTGCCGCGTAGCACAGTTCGCCGCAGCACGGGCAAGCCTTTCTTACTGCCTCGCCCTTCCCGTCAGAGTCAGGCTTTGGCTTGTTGCCATAGTCTTCGTCGTCGATAGCACCGTGGCGGGCCACGTTCTGCCCGAAATCAAGCAGGTAGCACACATCCTTCCCGGGGTGCAACCTGAGGCCCCTTCCGCAAATCTGGCTGAATAGGCCAGCAGACAGCGTAGATCGCATTACAGCGATCAAATCGACGTTTGGTGAGTCAAAGCCCACGGAAAGCACGTTGACGTTCACAAGCCATCTGAGGCGTCCTGCTTGAAAGTCGGCGATGATCTTCGAGCGTTCGAGAGGTAGGGTTTCTCCTGTAACAACCTCCACCCTGTCTCCAGTAAGCTCGCCGATCCAAGACTTGACTTCATTGGCGTGGTCGACTCCGCTTGCGAAGCACAGGCATGACTTACACCCCTTTGCTTGCGCAACATCCAATGTTTCCTTTACAGAGTTTACAACGTTCTCAGAAAACAACGCTTGCATCTCAGTCTTGTTGTAATCCCAACCAGACTTACGCAAGCCGCTCGTATCAACTTGAGACACGCTGATTGACTTTAGTGGAGTGAGATACCCTTCCTGCAGCAACAACGACACTGGTATCCTGTGAGCGAATCCATCAAACATCAAGCCCTGACCAACGATGGGACCGCAATCCAGCCTGTACGGGGTCGCGGTAAAGCCAACCATCCTCAGGGTTGGGTTCATTGACTTCAGGCTTCGCCTGAAAGAATTGTACTGGCCGCCATCATGCTCAGGTATGAGGTGCGCTTCGTCAACTATAAGCAAGTGCCTCTGGCCCAGCTCATGCTCTTTCTCGACAACTGACCCGATTGTGGCGAAAACAAAATCAGCACCCTTCTGCTTCGACCTGAGCGATGCACTGTAGATGCCAACTGAAAGGTCGGGGCAAAGCTGCTTTAGCTTCGAGGAGTTTTGCTCAACCAGCTCTTTCGATGGCTGGAGTATGACAGCCCTATACCCCCACTTGGATATGGTCTTGCAGACCATGGCAATCATCCAGCTTTTTCCTGAGCCAGTGGGGGCTTCGACAAGCATATTTCCGACTGTATTCCCAAGCGACTTCAAAAGACGCCCGACACTTTCTTTCTGGTACGGCCTTGGCTCAAAATTCATCTTATCTCCCGAGTTAAAAAAAAGGCGGCGACCCATTTCTGAGACGCCGCCTGAAGTTAATGTAAAAAGCATTTCCTAGATTTCTTCACCAGTAATCAAGGAAACACAAGCCCTGTTGATCCTGCGGGAAAGCGAGTCTGAGCTAATTGCGCAAATCTTCGCCGCCGCCGAAATGAAAATCTCCTCAGGAATATCTGGGTTTGAGTCAATCGCCAACTGGACAGCAGGATGTCCCGCCGGGTCTGTCCCGAGGGCCCTAGAATAGTTCATGAGAAGCATAATGGCTGCCTCTTGCTTTGTGTTCATTACGATGCCACGACTCGTTACTGTTTCATTCATAACACTCTCCGGTTTGTTGGTTAAAAATTTGCCATACTTTAATTATACCACGGACTATCCGTGATTGCAAGCCGGGTTTGGGCAGTTCTTTCGATACCTTCGCCAAACCTGCTCGGGAGTCATTAGCGACCTATGACCGCAAGATGCGCACTTGAGGATGGTTTCAACATCCCATCGGCGATACGTGAACATATTGTACTCATACCTACCCGGTTGCGACATTTTGCACTTCTCAATCGCTTCTTCTCTAGTAAGGTTGTTGACCTTCACGCTTAGTCCTCCAAGTTGTAGTTAAACCAGCCCGGCATACTGATCGTTTCCGGTTCATCTGACTGTCCACTCCAGTCGTTTGCGTCAAGCCTTCTCATAAATTCATCCATCAACTTTGCTCTGCTTCTGTAGCCAGCTTGCATTGCATCGGGAGAAAGCTGAACAGCCCTGATCCTGAATGGAAGTTTTGTCTCGACCACCAGAAACATCATAGCCCATCTGCTTCTCGGCGACGTTAGTGAGGTTTCATGAAAAACACTGTCAAGGAAGTTGAGGTAATGGCAAGCCTGCAAGTCCCACCTGCCGTCTGCTGCAGATTTTTGGACATTATCGGCGTTCGATAATGTCTTTATGTCAACGCACCTCTTTAATTCAGTATTCATGCAGTCGATGTAGCCACCCGTAATAACAGGCTTGTCAAGTGTCCCGTGGTCAGAGTGATGAAACTTGTATTCATACCTCGTGGTTTTCTTTCTTCCATTGAGAAGCGACGCGCACAACTCGCTCTGATCCATCAGCCCAGAGATATGCAACGCCTGCTGGTAGACCGAGTTGCGAACAATTTGAAGGCCGCTCGCTTCCGCAGAGCTGTAGAAATCGTCCCACTTTTTCCCTCGCTTAACCATCCCTTCCGGCATAACTGCATACCGAGTATCGACCGCCAAGTCTCGCTCCAACTGCATCATGTGGATAAGGCTGCCAAGAAGCATCGCATCGCTAGGCTCACTCAATTGACGCGTAGGGTCTAAGTGCTTCGCAAAGCAATGCTCAGGCGACTGGGCAAGGCTTTTGAGGCAAGAAGCACTGAGGGGTTTTGTTTGGGTAGTCATTTTGTTTCTCCTGAGTAGTTGTCCGATACTTTAATGATAACACGGCCAGCAATCCATTGCAAGCCATGTGTCGCAAAAAATACTAGACAAACTTCTTCACTTTATCAATGTCCGACATATCTAACGACAGAGGGACGTCGATTGAGCTGCGGCACTTCGCCACGTATCCAGCGGTTGGGTTCAGGTGAAGCACTCGTCTTCCAGTGGTCTGACCAACCCCTCGGTCGCTGAAGCCATTGTTTTCCTTTGAGACCATCACTTCGATCCTGCAGTACCCAACAACATCGCTCCACTCCTGCAGTCGAGAGTTGCTTCGCTTCGACAGCTTCGGCTGCCATCGGCTGTAGCTGCCTCCCTCTGGCAGCTCAACACTCTTTAATTCGCTGTGGGCAATAACCACGACTTTCATCCCGTAGTCCATAAGCAAGTCCAAGTAACTGAAAATCCTGCCGATCCTTGCGCCGATTTCGACGACGCCCTTGCCGTAGCTCTGGTCAAACGACTCTGCTTCAAGCTGAGACTCAATGAAATTCTCGGCCCAGTCAATGCTGTCAAGCACAACAACATCGTTTGAAATCTCGCCAGCTTTCTTTGCTTTGCCGATATAGGCGATTGATTCAAGCACTTGGCCGTAGCTTCGGCACAGTGGAAGCCTGTCTACGTCCAAGTGGTTCGACCCGTCTTCGGTCGGGATAACGATGGCTTTACCAAGGCGACAAGCAAGCGTTGTCTTGCCAACACCAGCATCGCCATGAAGCACAAGTCGCTTTGGCTGGTCTACGATTCCGCTGATAATCTTCATGTTTTTGCTCTCCAAAAGTAAACGAACTGACCTTCACACACTTCTATTAGAGCATAGAAAACTCGATCAATCAAGATCAATGCCACATTTTTCTTCAAGAAAGTCACAAAACTCGTCCAAGGTGATACCTGCTATAGAAACCTCAGCCATGGCAGCGTCCACCAAGAGTTCTAAATTGCCGTCGCCTGTTATTTTTTCAGCAAGGTCTGGAAGTTCGAGCATGATTTCAATGATCGCTTCCGCCTCTATCTGCACGGCCTTCCTTACGAGCTGGTCCTTGAGGTAGTCAGGGAAGATTCCGGGGTACATCGAGCCACTCACATAAGCCTCAATCAGCTCCCTCGTATAGAAGCCGAATGTTCTCACCAACTGGAGATTCTTCATTCCGGTGATTCTCTTTCTTCTGCTCATTTTTTTACTTCCTCACGTGATTACATAGTGAATATTGGGAATAATTATATCTAATTCACCTTAATTTATCACAACTATATACTTTGTTTTTATCGTAGCGATACTAAATTTCGTAATTCTGGTTATCCCTGACCGCTTCAGCTCTTGTCCTGATCTCCTCCACAGGGATCATGAAATCAACCTTCCCTCTAGCTTCATCGTAGTCGTAGCTGTCGCCCTCTGTGTCGATTATCATAGGGATAACATTTACCACCGATCCCTGTCGGCACAGGTACAAGTCGGTTCTCTTAAACTCTCTGCCAACCATCTCAAGCCCGGGCCAGTGTTGTGCTGTCTGGTGGGAGTAGCATCGAGCCATTTTTGCAGAAATCTGACCCACGCGAATCTGCTTTCCTTTCTCAGATAGTTCAGACTTACCAATAAATTCACAGATGTCGTTCAAAATTTCCATCGAGTCAGAGACCGAATGTGGCCCGTACATTTCGCCTGAAATAAGTTTTGAGATTCTATTTGACACGCCAAGGGTTTCCTGTGTAGAATGAATATACGCGGCAACGAACTGCTCGTTGCTCTACATTTATTGTATCTCGAAAATCTCGGAGTCGGAACGTTGGATGACTTAACAGAGGCAAAAATCAGGTTTTTCTGGAGAGTTTTTTCTACCGGAAACAGTTTTGGCGCAAGCAGGTCCACCTACAACGAGGCGATGGACTTCATTGACACTGTTGGCCCAGATGTTGGGTACCTAGAGTTTCGCCAATTGGCAAAACTGCACCTTGCTGGAGAACAAAAATGAGGCTTCTAGGACCACATCTGTTTACACTGAACCTGAAGACGAGACTGACTAATCGCAACGATGGTCAGGGCCGACACTGGGGAGCCTCGCACAAGGCGAGAAAAGAGATGGACAAGATCGTGTCGCAGTCCATGGTCACCTCATACGACGAGGGTGGCGTAATGTACTACGCTCCTTTTTCCGAGAGCCTTGCAGGTACCCAACTCACTGATCTGGTGTCAATCGTTATCACAAGGGTCTTGGCCCCGAAGCAGAAACTTATGGACGTTTGTTCACTGGGTCGCGGGAACAGCAAGCAGATAATCGACGCCATAGTTGCAACCGGCCTGCTTAAAGACGATTCGCCTCGGTATCTCGCGTTAACAATCTTTCAACAGGATGATACGAGACGCGAATTAGACGGAATGGTGGAGGTCGCCTTTTATCAGACCATAAACGGAGCGTTACCCATTACGCCGGAGAAGAACGGCATTCAAAAATAAGTAACAATATCGCTTGACGCCACTTGATTGGTGCTGTAGAATAAAGTTATGAGGCGACAACAACGCGGGAGAATAAAATGCTGGAGAAGATTGTCATTGTAGCGTCATACTCGGTCGCATTGGTTGCTGTTGCCGCAATGGCGACAGTGGCTTATGACATGGTTAACACGCTCTACGATTTGGAGCAGTTCATACGCATCAACAACACGAGGAACTGATTATGACTAAAGTAGGAATCGTAGGCGACACTCACAGTCCGGTCATGCTGGATGGGTATGCAGAATGGTGCATGGACGTGTTCTCACAGTGGGACGTTGATAGGATCATCCATATCGGCGACTTGGCCGACTTTCATGCTGCCAGCTTCCATGACTCCGAGATCGGTTTCTGCGATGTTGTCAGCGAAATGGAGGAAGCCAAAGCCCAGATTCAGAAGATGCAGGATGTTTTTGGCAAAAAAGTTGAAGTCCTCCAAGGTAATCACGACAGTAATCTCAAACGCAAAGTGAAGGCAATCGGTCTCGACCCTGCAATCCTCCGCGATCCTGCTGACATCTGGGATGTTGAGTGGCAGTTTTACCCCAGATACACAAAGCTGGTTATCGACGATGTAGTTTATATGCACGGAGATCAAGGCAAAGGCGGAAAGACGCCAGCACTAGCAAAGGCTGAAGGTGAATGGATGTCGGTTGTATGTGGTCACCATCACAGCGCGGCAGGAATCTGGTATGGATGCAACGCAAACACTCGATACTTTGGAATGAACGTCGGCTGCGGCGTGGACCACAAACACGCCGTCATGGCTTACGGTGCTACTTTCGCGCAGAAGCCAATGCTTGGGTGCGGTGTAGTTATCGACGGTACCCCATACTTCGAGCCGATGCCGCTCAAGAACAAACTTTATGGAGCCAATTAATGAGTAGTTTTGATGTTTTTATGCTGATCCTCAACGCGGTGTTGGGCTTGGCATTATTCGCATGTTTGATTCACGAACTCTGGAGGAACCGATGAGCCACTGTCAAGAACTGAAAGAAAAGATCGAGCGACTGCGTGAGGATAACGAGCGACTGCGTGAGGAAATCAAGCGACTTCGTGATGCAGCGTATGACGTGCTTGACTCCGCAAGAGGTGGTGACTATGGCGAGGTTGTTTGGGACGAAGAAGACTTTAATACTTTTGAGAAAATAATCGACAAAATCGAAAATGAGGTGAGCGATGAGTAAAAGAGAATGGTGGTATCCACAGACCAAAAAAGAAATGGCAGACGAACTCCGAGAGGAATACCCGGAGCAGAAAGAACTGTCAGACCAAGAAATCTTGGACCAGTTCGACATCTCAGACAGTAAATATGCCACAACATGGGATAACCTTGGTGATGCTCAAGAACAGTTCGAGAAGGTGGCTGACAGGATGCTGGAGCAGGAAGAAGATATCAAGCGGCTGCGAGGCTTGCTTCGCCGCTCCCAACCATTTGTAGCCAGACTCCAGCCGCCAGTTCTGGATCTCGCCGTGGAAATAGCCGAAGAACTAAAGAGATTGGAGTTGAGAGATGAGTAAGCCAAGACGCGAGTACGACAAGGTCAACCCCTCGCACTACAAACTGCCGAATGGCATCGAAGCGAACGATGTTACGATGTTCTTCGGCTTCAATGAAGGCAACGTGCTTAAATACGTCTGGCGAGCTGGAAAGAAGGACGGTGAACACAGG